CGGATCGGGGACACCGTTCTTGCCGAGGATTTCTTCCAGTTTCATTTGCTCTCCTTTGCTGTGATCCGCATAGTGCGGAAGGTTGATGTTTTCTTAAACTTTGCGTGTAACGCTGGATGTTCTTTCTCAAACTGTTTCGCATCAAACGAGGTACGTGACGAGTTCTTCCAGGTAATCACTTGCACCCCGTCAATCGAACCGTACTCTGCGTCACCGAGCAGCATCCCCAGTTCACCTTGCAACTGGTCACGTACTGCTTCAGCAGATTTGATTTGTTCTTTGGCGATAGACAGACGCTCTAAAGTGTTGTATACCTCATGGCCCAAGACAACAGTGTTCTCATATCCTTCGGGGTACAAAGCCGAAGCATTGTCGTAGGTGGGGTCAGCACCTTCCGGCATCATCCCCATGTCAATGAACCCCAAGAATTTGCGTACTGCGTCTATGTGTTGTTGGCGTTCGTCGGATGTGACGGTTTGTGTGTGGAATTGCAGTTGAAGATCGGAGTCAAAAACGATCCATACGATTTCGTTTGCATCAGCGCAGATCGCTTGTTGTACTCCTTGCCATTTCCAATATGGGGGGAGTTGACCGTTCCACCTTTTGTTATAGGTTTTCAGTTCATAGATTTTGCCTGACAAATCTTTGCCATCCAATGTTGCCATCAGACGTACACCGTCTTCTTCGTAGCAGAACAGTTCTTGTGGTTCTGTGATGGTGACGTTCAAGATTTCTGATGCCCACAACATGAGTGGGCCTTCAAGGATTGTGCCTCGACGCATCGCATCGTTTTGTTCTTTTGGCACGGGGGGTGTTTTGGCCAAGAGTTCTACTGCGAGGTCTGCTGGTGTGGTGAATCGGTGTTCGTTGTGTACTACGGCTGCTACTGATGCTGTGATCCGTGCTTGTCCTTCTTCGTTTTGCCATCGTGCGTTCAACCATTCTTGGCTGCCGTGTGGTGGCTTAGGTATTGTGTATCCGTGCTTAATCATGGTGTCTCCTTGTCGGTGTTTTGTGACTGTATGTTAGGGGTGTTGCAGGGTTAAGTCAAGTCAATCGTTTGGATTGTTTGCACCATAGCCACAGGTACGTGTAGCACATGGTCTACATCGTTGTTCGGGGTTCGTGACTGGTAGATGGTGATGTGGCCTGCTTTAGCGTCTGGTAGCAGGAATCCTGCTGTGTGTACGAGGCATCCTTCTTGGTCTAGGTTCTCGATTTGTGTCCATTGGTCTGTGCCGGAGTGTGCGTCTAGCCAGGTGATGTGAACGAATGCGTGGTCAGTCGTCATCTTCTACGCCTCGATCACCACAGAACGGTTGTTGTGGTAGGGGTGTCTTGCATGGGCAAGGGTTGTTGCGACGACCGAACATAGTCATTCAGGGTATTCAATCACGGTGACATCTAGTTGCGAGTAGTGGATGAGCCGACCGTCTTTGCCGATACAAACCCACGTTGGGGCATCCGAGTCACATAGGCAGCCAGTGAGTTGTTTCGGGTCGTGAACGATCACACCTTTACAAGCGTTGCATTTCACTTGGTAAATCATTGTTGGTCTGGCATTTCTCTGCGTAATGCTTCACGCGCCAAATACAGTTGGTCTGCAAGTTCTTCGTTTGCGCTACGCAACGACTGTAAACGAGTTTTCATTTCTTCTAGTTCTCGATGTAACGCCATGTTTGCTTTGCGTAACTCTTGCAGTTGATCGTGCGATCCCCAGTTGTTGTTGTATCGGCTCATACGATGCTCGCTCTGACATCACGAATCTGTTGACGCAAACGATCAATCTCTGACCGCAACTGTTTGATTTCTTCCATACGTTCAGCAATCATAAACGCTGCTGTTTCACGCTGATATAGCAACTCTTTCATTGAACTCATTACCGGTTCTCCTTTGTCTGGGTTTATAGAACTGCTAAATCAGAATAGTTACGGATGTCATGGCGACCCACCAAAAATGTGAGTACACCTGCTGTAGACCAAATACCTTTTGAGTCGGCAAACCATTTGCTACCACCATCCAAAGACGGACACTGCAACGATGTGTATGCCCCGTGGTCAATGATTTCCAAATGATGGTAGTGGGCTGTCACCCACAGATCGGGTTCTCTGCCTTCCTCACGTAACACTTTAATGGACTGTGCGTTAAACCAGTCAACCTTTTTGCCCGATATTTTGTGGCCGTGAGCGAACGCCACTTTCACATCCGACAAAACTTTTGTTGTCACCATCTCGTCATGCGGGATAGTCCATTTCAGGTTCGGTACGTGACCTTCCAAAATGCGATAAAGCGCATCCAACAGAAACCCTCCAGAGTTGTCGCTATCGGAAGTAACCTGTTTCCCGCCTCTACGCATCCACTCACCGTGATTACACAGCACACCCACTACATCTAACCGTGGTGTGAGTGGTGCAAGTGTGGTAATTGCTTTAGCAAACATGTCGATACCAAGTAGCAACTGTTGGCGTTGTGTGAGTTCCACCGTGAACAACTGACTGGCATAGTTGCCGTCACAACCTTCAAACGGATCACCCATATTTGTGAACGCAACACCTTCGATGTTGTGTCCGGCGCGTTGTAGTTCTTTGATCCGTTTCACACCATCACTAATCGAATCAGTCATCCGTTCCACGGTCGCAGCAACACCACCACCAGCCGACTTACCCAACTGTAGGTCTGCCCAGTTAAAAACAAAAGTGCAAGGTATCTCATCGGATACCGTTACCTTCGTGGATATTGGCTTCCATTTGTGAACATACTTGCGGATGTCATCTATCTCCGCATCGTTTAACGCTGTCACAGATTTGCGTTTGAACTTTGCCCGATACGACCACAACCAGATCAGGTCACGATCACCGTTTTCCAACCGTTTAGATGACTGCCATTTGGACATACGCACAGTGTCATCTGCAACCTCAAACACCGTTGGGTCAAGTCCGAAAGATCGCAACACGGCATCCCAGTCACCTGCGAGTTCTGTTGGCATCGCACCCGTTGACAGTTCGCCACCATCCAAACCTACTTGCGCCCACGCCTTGCTGTCGGCAGGATCACTAGCACTGGCTCTCACGTTTTGTTCTTTCGCAAGATCATCAGCCAGTGACATGTATGAGTTCTCCTCTGCGGTAAGCAGTGATCGAACCAACACTGACCCGATGACCACGGTTTTCTAACACTCGGCTAATTGCCGGTGCAGAAATAGTGTAGTCGTTTAACGCAGCGAGAAGATCGGCTTTGTCTTGGGCATCAAGTTTGTTGATGATCTGTAACAGCATCGGCATTCTGCCGCTAACTAGTTTGCTATTTTTTATCTCTTGTAGCAGGCTTGGCTTCACGGATTTTTTTGGCGTGTTCAACGTGCGCTCCCTCGATTGTTTTGTTGAGTTTTTCAATGATGTCCCACAGTTCATCGGCTTGGTTTCTTGAAGGTGTGACCTTCAGCAAACTGTCACGGATGAGCATGAGTTCAACGGTAGTGAATCCCCTCGCCATTTGCAAGCACCTTCCAATCGGTTTAGTTGTGCTTGGACCTTACATGGTCTGTGAGCGCAGTGTCAATTCTATCTACTTTGTCTTCTGTACGGTTCAAAGATTTGTGCATTCCTCTGAGGATGCCTTGCACTATGGCGTGGTCGTCACGGTTTTCTTTGCCTAGTTTGGCTACAACGATTGCTAACAGACCAAAACTACCAGTAACGACAGCAGCCCAAACAGCATCCATGTCATACGGCTTTCGCAGCAACAAAGGCTGCAACCGCTGGTGGGACTTGGTTTCCTTGTGTGTAGCGGATGTGCCACGGTTCGGATTGGACTTCGTGTGAGAAGCCGTAGAGGTGTTCGTTGGCGAGCATCCATGCAAGTCTAGGGCCTGATGCTGTGGATACATCGACTGCGATACCGAGGTTGTGTTGGCTTTTGCCTGGTGTTGCCAACATCGCCATACCTTTTTTGAGGTACCACTTTTTACCTTCAAACGTTTTGGTGCTTTGACCTACGATTGGTTCCACTTGGTACCTTGTGAGGAAGCCCCGTTTTTGGGTTTCGTAATCTCGATATGTGTCGCCGCTACTAGTCGGAGTCAGTTTGATACCGTCTTTGTCTGCGGCTGCAACCATCGCTTCCCACGCATCAGCAGCACAATGATGCAACGTTCCGCCAATAGTTTTGCGTAGTTTGTCTGCGGCTAGTTTGCCTGGGACAGCACCTTTCAGGTGGACACAAAGTTTGACCGGCACAACTGGATATGCCATAGTTTTACTTGGCTGGTTTTGCGCCGAACGCGCTGTTAATTTCTTCCATTGTCAACTTGCCATCGAGTGATGCTTGCGCCAACTTTTGGATAACGGTTGCACATGCAGCGAAACCAGCAAGCACAGCCGACTTCCAAATCTCTAGTTCAGGGGCAATCACAGCACTACCGCCAACGATAGCCAACGCTGAGGACAGGAACACTGCCACGATACGACCTGCGATGTCTTGTGCTTTTTTCATTCTGATTCCTTTGTGCTAAGAGTTAATGCTGCGTGTAACACCAATGATACACCAACCACCCAGATCGCTTGCCGGAGTGTTGGGCCTGACAGGGTGATCAAGACTAGGCCTGTGCCTGCGTAGGTCCATGCGTTGTCTTTGATGAGGTTGGCGAGGCGTTTCATTTCTGTCTCATTCTAGTACCTGCTGCTGTGAGGGTTGTCCCTGCTGCGATGGCGATGAGGGTTCGGCGTTCTCCTACAGGGATGTTTGAACCTGTTGGCACGTAGTCGTCGAATCCGCCGAAGATGTCTATGGTTTGTTCAAACACTTCTTGGACAGCCAAAGGTGCATCTTGGATTGCTGCTGTAAGTTCGGCTATTTGTGTGGTGTCCAGTTCTTGGACTTCGATGGTTTCAAAGATTTCTGTGGCTTGTTCTTCGGTGATGACAGCCAACACTTCGGGGTTTGAGGCTAGGGCTTCGGCTTGGTCGGCTGTTACTGCGGTGGCAAGGATTTGGGTGATGAGTGCTACTGCTTCTTCGGGGGCTAGGTTTTCGATTGTGTCCACAACGGTGTCGAACTGTTCTTCGGTGAGGGGGATGTCTGTGTCGCCAGCGTCTAGGAGGGCTTCTACGAGTTCGGGTGGTAATTCTGCGATTAGTTCTATTGGGAGCGTGTCAAGCGTTTCTGGTGCGCCTAGTGGCATGTCTGGTGGCAGAGGCATGGTGTCGGGTGGTTCAGTCATGGTGTCTGGTAGTTCAAACAGGTCTTCGACAAACGGTAGCGTATCGGGTGGATAAATAGTAGGGTACGTGTCGGGAGGGAGATTTAATGTTTCTGGTGGATATGTTTCAATCTCTGGTAGTACGAGGGGTGGTATCTCTGACATGGCTGGCGGCTCTATTTGTGGTAGAGGAACCGTTGCTGGCGGCTCTGGCATTGTCGGTTCTGGTTGGGGTGTGGAAGTTATTTGAGGTGTCGAAGTAGTCGATACGTTTGCTACAGGCACAGTCGTAGAGGGTGCAGTAGTAGTAGTGGTCGTCGTTGTAGTCGTGGATGTTGTTGTGGTGTCCCATGATGTTGTTGTCTCCTGAATAGTTGTTGTTGTTGGGATGCCGTTAGTTGTGAACGCTTCGTCTGGCACGATTGACCAACCAGTGTTGTCAATGTTCCAAGCAAGCATTACACACGTTCCCCCGCCGTTCTCGTACATCCAAAGGTCTAGTGGTTGGCTGCCTGCACTAATGTCTATCTGTCCCGACTCGTAAGCCGAACAGCCCTGGTCGCCCCAGTTGCCCCATTCGTTACCGTCAATGTTGATGATGCCACCGTCATCTGAAGCCAACCAAAACTCAATCGTGTCATGCTCAGGTATCTCGATGAAGCCTGTCATGTGAACCATGAACAAGTCGTTTGTGCAATCTAGGTATGGTTCACCGTCGTAGGAACGGTTGATGTTGTTTTCCACTTCACTACCACATTCGGTATAGA